TACTGATTCATCCTCAACACCATCAGCGTTTAACATTTTATCATTGTCCATTGTAAGAACAGAGATAATTTTTCCATTAGCTCCTAGTTTTGCAAAATGTGCCATAATATTCTCCTTATATATTAATTTTCCATATCATTCAACCTATTGATATTTATATCTTATAATAACAATTCCTGAACCACCAGCACCACCATCTCCACCACCTGGATTTTTGTCAGATGCTCCACCGCCACCACCTCCAGTATTAGCTGTTGCATTACTTGCGCTTGTGCAACTTGGATTTTTACCATCGGCACCACCACCTAAACCACCATTTCCAGCTGCTCCTGGACTTGGAAAATTAGCATTACCATTAGCTCCACCACCGCCTCCAGAAAAATAATATTTTCCACCTGATAGTTGACCAGAAGTTCCAAAACCTGTAACACCTGCTCCTACACCACCATCACCGCCAGCATTAGGTGGAGCAGCTGTTCCAGCTGCTAATGCGCCACCACCACCGCCAGCTGAAGATCCTGCACCGTTTCCACCATCAAATCCTTGAGCTGGGCTTGTTGGAGGTGTGTTACCTGATCCAGCATCAGATGGTCCATTATCTCCACCACCACCAGAAGCACCAGGTTGTCCACCTCTAACCGGTGCACTTGGATCAGTAGGATCACCTCTTCCTCCTCTGCCACCTCCGGCAGAAGTTATTGTTGAAAAAGTAGAAGCCACTCCTGGTGACCATCCTGAAGGGGCCGATCCTGCTGGTCCTCCACCACCCACTGTAATTGGATAACCTTGAGCTGTTACTGTGATCGATGTTCCACTTGGAAAATTATTTATAGGTGCAGCAGGATTTCCTGATTGTGGATTAGTCGTAGTATTTGCATAATATCTAAAACCACCAGCACCTCCGCCACCTGAAATACCGTCACCACCATTTGTTGCTGGTCCAGCACCTCCGCCACCCACTACTAAATAATCTACGATATTATTATCTGGATTACTACTTGCTTGTGATACTGTAAAAGTCCCTGGTCCTGTAAACGTATGAATTTTATAATCTCCAGATTCAGTCTCTGTTCCACCTGAAGCTGTTATAAAAGTATCTTGAAAGTCAGATAGAGTGCCTGTAAAAACAGGTCTCCATCCTTCAGTTGCATCTACATAAATTAATTGAACAACTCCATCATTTTTATTTAAACTTAGATCAGATGCCGCTCCTTGAATATTCTGTGAATTTCTTCCAACAGTTATTGCATTTGTTCCAAATGTCCCTGTATAATCAGCTATTGCCACAACGTTTCCTGCACTTGGTGATGCAGGTAGCGTAATTGTAAATCCTCCACTACTTGTGTCTGCAAAATATCCAACACCAGAAGATGCTGTAAAACCTGTTGTTACTTTTGTTGTGTTCCAAGATACCTCACCTGTAGAACCAAAACCTGCTGCTGTACCAGAGTTTGAAATTGTTACACCAGCAGGAATTGTGAATGTATCTCCACTATCTCCTAACGTGGTTGTACCACACGCTGTTCTTGGACTAATTTTATTTACTTTTACTTCACTCATAATTTTTACCTATGCTGTAAAACTTCCTGGACCAGTATACGTTACAACTGTGCAACTTCCAACTGTTGCTGAACTTCCTCCTGATTGTCCTACTGTTGGAGGAGCTCCTGATGTAGGATATCTAACATAAACTATTCCTGAACCTCCAGTTCCACCACCACTTGAACTTCCAGTTCCATTTCCACCATTTCCTGAATTTGCAGGTGAATTAGCTCCGCAAGCAGAATTATAGCTACCACCTGTTCCACCTGTGGCCTTTGTTGTTGGAGTACCTGATATACAAGAAGCAACTCCTGCTCCGCCTGGTCCACCAGCGTTACCAGATCCTGAATTTCCAACAGCACCAGCGCCTCCACCACCTTCTCCTCTACCATTACCGGTTTGTCCATCCTGACCTGCATTTCCTTGAGGCGGACTTACTGGAGGTGTGTTTCCAGCTCCACCGAGTCTTGCAGATCCACTTTTATATGAACCGCCTCCACCTGAACCACCTGCAAGTGCGTTAGGAGAAGAAGGGTCGCCCCCTCCAGCTCCACCACCGCCACCAGCAGATGTTATACTTGAAAAAATTGAATTTGAACCATTAGTTCCAGTTCTGCAACCAGGAGGAGAAGATCCATTAGCTCCACCAGCACCTACTGTAATTGGATAAGTTGTTCCTGCAAATAATGTTATATCTGCAGGTGCATTAAGGGGAGTGTCATATCTAATTCTATATCCACCTGCTCCACCACCACCTGAACCAGGACCTCCATTAGCTCCACCACCTCCACCACCGCCAGCTACTACTAGATATTTAACAAGAAAAGGAGCCACTCCTGTTTCTGTGTCTTCAGCGTTTTGAACATTAACCCAACCTTTAGTACTATCAACATAAACTAAAGTTAATGCTTGACCATCAGTACTTAAAACTGCATCATCTGTAGAACCACCTATTTTTTCTGATCCATTTGCAGATATTGTAAAACTATATGTTGAAAAATTTCTTGCATAATCAGAAAAAGCAACAATCGCTCCCGCTGATCCTGCAGGTAAGTTTGCTGTAATTGAACTTCCTGAATTTATAAAATAACCTTTACCATTTTCTGGAGTAAATGTACTTGTTTTTATGTCTCCTGTTTGCCAATCAACAGATCCTGATCTACCAAATCCTGATTGTGAAGCGCCGGATGCTAAAGATACTGTATCACCACTTGCTCCTATTGTAATTGCAGTTCCGCATTGATTAATAATATTTCCAGCATCACTTGCTTGAATATTATTTGCTTTTACAACTGACCCACTAATAGTAGTTGTTCCACCACACTTCGTTACTACTGCGCCGCCGCATTGATTTTCTATATTATCTACTTTAATTTTACTTGTCATAATTATGCTACTTTATACCTTATTATTACAACTCCGCTACCACCATTCCCTCCATCAGCTCTTGAAGGAGATCCACCACCACTTTGAGCGCCACCACCTCCACCGCCACCAGTGTTAGCTGTTCCATCTCCTCCCTCAGCAGCAGATATAGGTCTTGGATAACCTGAGCTATCACCACCACCTTTACCACCACCACCAGAACCTCCTGGTGCTGGTACGTTAGGTTGATTATTGCTTGAATTTCTTGCTGCACCACCGCCACCACCAGCGTAAGTTACAGGACTTCCTGTTATATGTGTTGTTGCACCATCGCCACCATCACCTGTACCATCTGTGTTTCCAACTTCAATAGCTCCACCACCGCCACCGCCAGTATCATCTGTAGTTGCCCCCACAGATGTTTGCCTCGCTCCTCCATCATTTCCTTGAGGCGGACTTACAGGAGGTGTATTTCCATCTCCTTTACCAGGTTGACCATGTGACCCAGCACCACCTGAACCTCCAGGTTGACCAGTGGTTATAACACCACAAGGCGTGCTCATTGCTCCTCTTCCACCACCTGTTGATGTAAAAGATGAAAAAACTGAATTAGCACCATTAGTGCCAATAGAAGTACCATAAACTGCCCCAGTTCCACCAGCGCCAACTGTAATTGGATAAGCTTGTACTGAAACTGTATGACCAGCAGCAACTAAAGGAGAAGCAGTATAAGGGGTAACTGAACAAGTTCTACCTTCTCTAAAACCTCCTGCACCTCCACCACCTGCGGCACATTCAGAACCACCTGCACCACCACCCGCAACAACTAAATAACCTACTGTATTGGCTGGACTGCTAATAGCTAGTGAACTTACTGTAAAAGTTCCTGGACCTGTAAATGTATGAATTCTACAATTACCTGAACAAGTAACAGTTCCACCTGTTGCGGATATAAAATTTGAACCTACGTCTGCAAAAACATTATCTTGAATTGATCTCCAACCAACTGTTGAATCAATGTAAACTAAAGTAATTCCCTCTCCTTCTGTACTTAAAATAATTGAACCTGCTCCAGTGTTAATTTTTTCTGAACCGTTTGGTGAGACTGTTAAATTATTTGTATCAAAAGTATTTCTATAATCTTGAAAAGATATAATTGCACCTGCAGATCCTGCTGGTAAAGTAGCTTCAACTGCTCCACCATTTGTATCTACAAAAAATCCTTGATTAGCAACAGCTGTAAAGTCTGATGTTTTAATTGATCCTGTTTGCCAATCAACAGTTCCTGTTCTACCAAACCCTGTTTGAGAAGCACCAGATGCTAGAGTAACCGTGTCTCCAGAAGCACCTAAAGTAATTGTTGTGCCAGATTGATTTACAATATTTCCACCATCAGATGCTTGTAAAGCATTTGATTTTACAACATTACCTGGAACAGCAACTGATTTACATGCTGATCCTACGGTAATCGTACTACCTGATTGTGCATCTATTTCATTTACTTCTATTTTACTCATACTATTACTAACGTTCCTGTTATTGTTTGAGTTCCAGTTACTGTAACTGGTCCTGCTAAAACTCCTGAATCTAATGTTTGATCTTGTGAGAGAGTTGACGCTTGATTCATTACAAAATCTTGTGCTGCCATTCCAGGGGAAGGCGTTCTATTTGCTGGCACAGTACAAAAT